CTCACGAAATGCCGTTTTTTTGATAGACAGATGTTGAGCGACCTCTTTCATTGCTTTTATGTGGGGAATCAAGACTCGGGAAGACTGAGTGGGCTAGATCTCTTGGCCCGCACATGTACTTTTGCGGACAGTTCAACCTCGACGATTGGGACCCAGAAGCGACGTATGTCGTGCTCGACGACTTCAACATCAAATTTTTCCCTCAATGGAAATCCTTTTTCGGGTCCCAAAAATCCTTCGTGCTCACCGACAAGTACAGAAAAAAAAGAACCGTGGAATGGGGAAGACCATGCATTTGGTTATGTAACCGAGACGCTGACCCTAGAGGACATCTTTCCGGAGCTGAACTGGAATGGCTACGAGTGAATGCTGTTATAGTGGATCTTTATTCACCATTGTTCACACATCCTTCCAGAGAAGCTTCCCAGAGTGCTTAACAGTGATAGCAGTAGTGGAAGAAATTTCATCTTGTCCCCACGTACGAATAGCCACATAGTATTGAGAATAGTTGCCTCGTTTGGTCGCAGGAGGGCCGAAGAAATGAGGAACGCCGTCAATAGTATCGCCCGTCTTCTGAATAGCAACAGTCTTGTTAAACTTGAACTTCAGCGACGTCGTATGGTGCGGGTCAGTGCCCGCTTGTCCAAAGCCGTGAAACTTAAAGCTCTTAACCCAGATAATATCGATGTTGTCGCTGTTGAACGGAGTGACTGGAGAGAGACCGCAGAACTGGCCGGGAGCAGACGTGGTATCAAACAAGGGAATATTCCCATTCGGTGCAACTTGCGACGGGTTGGTCGTCGTCGTTGTCGTCGCGCCCATTGTCGTGCCTTCATTGTTAACGTCTGTGTTTCCGGCTGTTACGTCCATTTGAAAGTCGGATTTAAAGAAAATCATTTGAACAATGACATCGCCAGCGAGCTCGGATTGCATGAAAAGATGCCATTGGAACCAGAGAAGGTGAACCTTCGTCCCAGTCATCTGACTGGAACTCGTGCCTTGAGTAAACGCTGACTGCCACGGAGCGAATATACGAACATTCTGAGCCGTAGTGCCGTTGCCAGGAGCGAGAGTAAACTGAGTTTCCGTGTAATACTTCTTGAATGTTTCCATTTTGCGCAGCATAATTCTTTGTACGGAGCGCTTGAAAGTACGACGCTTCATAGAACGAACGGCCCGGGCTACTCTTCGACGAATCGGGAATCGTCTTCGTCGTCTGAAACGCCCTCTTCGGGACCGCATAGCAATGCGTGGCATAGTTCCTCCAATAGAGTGTGGATTCGGTCGACTTTGTTTTGCAAATCTTGGAGAATTTGGTGGTGTGATGAGTCCGTGCTTTCTTTTCCTGCTTTCATCCAATGAAGAAAGAAGAGCACTTTCGAGCGGTATGATTGGCCCAAGGCGTTCTGCGGCGTAGCCTAATTGGGGAGCCGCGAGGCGTGCGGCAATCAAAAAAGAGTTCATCGAAAAACATTTCGATTTGGGGCGGCCTTTATATAAAGTGCCGAGTGCCGAGTGCCACTGGGTAATATTAATGTCCAGTGGCACCCGAATTTTCACACTCGACGGACGCGATGTCTTTCTCACGTACCCACAGAGCATGGACCTATCTCGTGAGAGGCTACGAGATTTTCTCGTGGAACGATGTGGTGTTCGACGATTTTTTATTGTCCGCGAGTATCACGACGACGGGAGTCCTCACCTTCACGCTTACGCTGCTTGGGACAGACGTAGAAGAATACGAGACGCGACCTTTTTCGACGTGGATGGTAAACATCCTAACATACAGAAGCCAAGGAATCCAAAGGACGTGGTCGAGTATTGCAAGAAATACGACACTGAACCACTTTGTAACTTCGAGCTTTCAGAGCTTGAGTCCGGTCGTGGTAACACCGGATGGAGAGACCTTCTCTCAGACTGCCCAGACGCCAGAACTTTTCTGGGAAGAGTTGAAGAACACTATCCACGGGATTTGTGCCTCAGCCTTGGCCGCCTACTTGAGTTTTGCGAATGGCGTTGGGGAACCCAGCGAGTGGGATATACCGGAAGAAGAAGAGCCGAATTCGTGGAGCCAGGAGAGCTGGCCGAATGGGCAAGGCTATCCTTAGAGGTACGCGGATATCCTCTCATGCCTATTGGGCAGTCGGGGGGGCCCCAGTCCCCTCCCTCGTTTTGCGGCAATGTCTCACGAAATGCCGTTTTTTTGATAGACAGATGTTGAGCGACCTCTTTCATTGCTTTTATGTGGGGAATCAAGACTCGGGAAGACTGAGTGGGCTAGATCTCTTGGCCCGCACATGTACTT